CAGGGCAACATTGAATTTGAATCAGTTGATCAGATTGTTTATAGTCAATTGAAAACCATTGACAGCAATCAATATAATCCCAATATGTTGTTGGACATTTACCGGAACCTATGAGGATTTACACCAATGGTTGTTCATTTGTGTATGGTGCCGAGCTGGATCAGCCAGATGTAGAATGTTGGCCAGCTGTGTTGTCACGGCAATTAAATGCCGAATTAGTCAACGATGCAGTTCTTTGTGGATCCAATGCTCGCACAGTATATCGTACAATAAAACATTTTCCACTGAATTTTGACTTATATATCATTGCCTGGACACATGATTCTAAATTTACTTTTTATAAATCTGATGACAATACTGAAGTCAATTTCAGCCACCCATTGGTGGACTATAGATTTGGTGGTGATGATTTCTATAAAATCTGGGGACGAACATTGTTTCAGGTCTGGTACAATAGACTATACGGATTTAAACTATGGTTGCAACAAATAATACAACTGCAAACATTGCTGGAAAAACACAACAAAAAATATCTCATGATCAATACTGTAGATAACGACCTCACTAAGTGGTCGGCACCTCGAGATCAGTTTATTGATAGTGTTAAAAAACTCATAAACTTCCTCACCATGGACGATGAGCAAATATTTGCAGAATACGAAGAAATACAGTATTATCTTGGACAGATTGATACATCAACATTTTACAATTGGGGTACATTTACCATACGATCATTGCGTGATCAATTTGAGACTGGCCCCAGAGGGCATTTTTTGACAGCAGGACATCAACACGTTGCGGATTTAATTTATAAACATATATGTTCAAAATAAAAACACTGACAGTTAAAAACTTCATGAGCGTGGGCAATGCCACACAAGCTGTGGATTTTAATCGTAATGACCTGACACTGGTGCTGGGCGAAAACCTGGACCTGGGTGGTGACGATAGTGGTGCCCGAAATGGCACTGGTAAAACCACCATCATCAATGCTCTGAGTTTTGCTTTCTATGGCAATGCACTGACCAACATCAAGAAAGACAACTTGATCAATAAAACCAATCAGAAAAACATGATGGTGACCATTGATTTTGAAAAGGATGGCCAAAGCTATCGTATTGAGCGTGGCCGCAAGCCCAGCATCATGAAGTTCTGGGTGGGTGATATTGAAAAAGAAATCACTGACGATGCACAGGGCGACAGCAGAGAAACACAGGGCGATATAGAACGTATGTTGGGTATGAGCCACGATATGTTCAAGCATATTGTGGCATTAAACACGTATACCGAGCCGTTCTTGAGCTTAAAAGCCAATGAACAGCGCACTATCATCGAGCAATTGCTGGGCATTACGTTACTAAGTGAAAAAGCTGAATCTCTCAAAGAGCTCAACAAAGCCACCAAAGATGCCATCACAGCTGAAGAATATCGTATCAAAGCAGTAGGTGATGCCAACCGACGCATCGAAGAGCAGATTGAAAATCTCAAGCGCCGTCAGACCATGTGGCAAAACAAACATGCAGAGGATCTGGGTCGGCTGGAGTCGGCTCTGGCACAACTACAGACCATTGACATTGATGCTGAAGTACAAGCTCATAAGGATCTCACAGCATATAATCAAAAGCGAAAAGACATAAATGATCTGACCACCATGATCAAACGAGCAGAATCTGACGAATCCAGAAATATTAAAATTATAGAAAAATTAAAAAAAGAGATCGCAGACCTGGAAGATCACAAATGCAGCACCTGTGGCCAGGGACTACATGACGTACAGCACGATCATTTGTTGACCGACAAAAAAGCCGCGTTGTCAGAAGCTTCTCTTCAGGCATTGTCTGACAATGGACAATGGATGGAATTGACTGATACGCTAAAAAGTTTAGGCGAGTTGGGACCGCATCCATCGGTATTCTACGACCGGGAAGAAGATGCCATTCATCATCGTGCCACATTGGCCAGTTTACAACAGCAAATTGAAACTAAGCGCAGCGAAGAAGATCCTTACACTGAGCAAATTGTGGAAATGCAGACACAGGGCGTGGAGGAAATCAGCTACGATACCATCAACGAGCTGACCAACCTAAAAGATCATCAGGAGTTTCTACTCAAGTTGCTGACCAACAAGGACAGCTTTATTCGCAAACGTATCATTGATCAAAATCTATCCTATCTTAATGCCCGACTGGGTCAATATTTAGATCGTATTGGACTGCCGCATACTGTAAAATTCAACAACGATCTGTCAGTGGCTATTACAGAACTGGGCAGAGACCTGGATTTTGACAACCTAAGCCGCGGGGAACGCAACAGACTGATTCTGTCGCTGAGCTGGGCATTCCGCGATGTATGGGAAAGCCTGTATCAGCCCATCAACTTGTTGTTTATCGACGAGCTGGTGGATTCAGGTATGGACAGTTCGGGTGTGGAGAACAGTCTGGCCATCTTGAAAAAGATGAGCCGTGACGCTGACAAGAGCATCTGGTTGGTCAGTCACAAGGACGAACTGGCTGGCAGAGTCAATAATACTCTACATGTGGTCAAAGAGAACGGATTTACCACATACAACACTGATGTAGAGATAACATAATTTTAGTATATCAGCAACACAGTATAAGTAACAGATGACATGGTATTATCAAGGAACACTGGTTGAACAACTGCCCGAAGATTGTGTGGGTTTTGTGTACTTAATTACCAACAATCTGACCGGCAGAATGTATGTGGGTAAGAAGCTGGCAAAGTTTGCCAAAACCACATACAAAACTGTGAAATTAAAGAACGGCAATAAGAAACGAAAGAAAATTAGAAGTAAAATCGACTCAGATTGGCAAGAATATTATGGCTCCTCAACTGAACTAACTGAAGACATCAACTCCCAAGGCCCCGACAAATTTACCCGCCAGATACTTTACTATTGTAAAAGCAAGGCAGAATGCTCATATATAGAAGCACGTGAGCAATTCAGCCGTAGAGTACTGGAATCAAATGATTATTATAACGGACAGATCAGCGTCCGTGTCCATGGCTCACACATTAAAAACAAGCTCTAAGCTCAGCATACACAGAACCCTTTACGCAGTATAGACTAGCACAGGTTAAAATCGTGTGCCTACGACAACCGGATAATAACGGGGACGGAAGACTTGCCGCTGCCGCAAGCACTTAGTGACCATCCTTGACAGGACGCAGATTGGATATGCCTACATACAACCAATTTCACTATTTGAAAAGAATCAGTACCAAGGCTAAAAGATTGGAGCTCTGTGAAACAGATACAACTCCAGGCTCATGTATGACTGGCTAACTACAGCGTATATGGGTACCGTCGTAATGAAGGCTAGGGTAAGAGGTACAGGATGACCGCCTCTGTGTAGAAATATAAACCCTTTTAGTTATGTGAGTGCGCTACTCGGATGAAGCCACAAAAAATTTTCGCCTGTTGTTCAGGCGAAGTATGAGCAGTTAATCTGGATGAATCATATCACATCCACTGCTTTAAACCACATGTTGTCGAGCGCAAGCGAGTACAACAGATGGACGTAGTCCATCTTAGAAGAATGGCAGACCCGATTCTTTAGTGGTTTCCATGTTTTCCTGAATCAACTTACCCACCATCTGACGCTCTACTGAGCTCATCATTATGGCATCTTCGTAGGTGATGCCACCTCGCATGAACCAACTCATCTTGATACTTTCGTTTTTAATGGCTCTTGATTCTTTTTCCAGTCGTTCGATATATTCCACGATGGAATCGTTATCTAGATTCAAGAGCCTTTGGCGAAAAAACTGGCGTAATCAAACATCAGTGGTAGTTTGAATTTGTTCTGACAGCTTTCGCATTCCACATCCACTGGTTGTATTCTGGTGGATTCCAGCAGTTCTGCCAGACGAGTCTGTATTGTGGTGACAATCTGAGTCTCGCATTGGTGATAGAATTCCAGGATATATTCAGGATTGTTCACAATGTCGCCATCTGTGGTCTCGATGTATTCGGTGCTGTCCACTAATATTTTGATATTCAGCTCAACTATTCTTTCCATGTGTTTGCTATACGTGGCAACACGAAACTCGTCAGTGGCATCTTCAGCAGTCAGTGCATTGATTATTCGTTGTTCTTCAAATCTCACCTGATCGGTCTGGTTGACGCTGAAATATTCCTGTGGGCGTAATTTGATCTTTACGTGTCCGCAGTCTAGTTTGTCCTGATAGTTGGGCATGTGTAACCCATCTAAAATCGTGCTGAGATTGACGTTATATTCATTGTCTTCACCACATGCCGGGCATTTTGTGCCCAATTCCATGCCAGGACCGTAGCTGGCGATACGTATGGCTATCAGGGTAGCATCTACGTCAGTACTGGGCATACGCCAGGCATTTTTAATACTGGGACAGCAGCTCTGTATTACATTGACTACTCCCTGTCCATTTAACAAAGCATCAGGGGTGCGTAGGGTAATTTCGTCGCGAGCAGTCATGGGGTAGACTGGCAGATCACCAGTCATGGGCAATACCAGACTATCCTCAGCCCAAAACTTACCCTGGCTGGGTAATTTGAAATAAATTTCTGGTTGACGGAAGTGTTTGGCCAAGGGATTTAGCGATTGATTGGAATCCATGATTTTCGATCCTATAAATATAGTTGAGTAGTCATATATTTATAGGTACTAAAACCCCATGGCAGAAATTGATCCGCAACTGATAGCCGCATTAAACGAAGCGTATCGCACAGGTGCGATAACTTCTGCTCAGTTAGCTACAGGACTAGCTAACCTTGGTGGCGAATTTAAGAAATTTGCATCGGTTAACATCAAAAATGTAGCTGATGGATTGACTGGACTGCATAAAGAAGTCAAAAGTGGTAGTAAAAATTTCAAGGACATTGGAAGCGAATTACAATATTATAAAAAGCAGCTGAACAATGCAGCAGATGGCAAGGAAAAAGAAGCCGCCCAAGTCAAACTAGGCATACTAGCACAGAAGGCCTATCAGGATTCATTAACAAGTGGTGCCAAACAATTAGGTATAGTATTAGTTAAAGGTCTGTACGACTATTATAAAAACCAAGTAATGACCGGCATCAGGGGATTACAAGGGGACGGAAGCCCATTTCAAGTTGCTGCTGATCTACAAACAGCAGCTATTGATTCTGTAGCCAATACTGCTGGGCAATTGGGTGGCACACTGGGTAAAGTAGGCCAGGGATTAATGATGATCCCGCACCCTGCTGCTATGGTAGTAGGTGCATTGATGACCATTGGTGGCGGGATATTGGAATCCGGTGCCAAGGAAGCAGCAGAACTATTGAAGTTCAAGCTGGAAGTTGTCAGCAAAGAGCTGGAGAAGAGTTACAAGAGTTTTCAACAAGCCACGGCAGCAGGTGCATTATTTGCTGGTGGTATGACTGAGCTGCGTAATACTGGCCTTGAAGCAGGATTGACCCAAGAGCAATTTAGTAAAGTCATTGCTGATAATAGTTCTGCACTAGCTTCATTTGGTGGAGATGTTACCTCTGGCGGTAAAAAATTAGCTAGTGTAGTTAGTAAATTTGGAGAAGGAACTAAAAAAGAATTATTAAACTTGGGCATTAGTGTTGAGGATCAAGCTCAAGGTACTGCGGATTATATGGCTATGCTGCAACGGACAGGCAATCTGCGTGGACAATCAGATACACAGTTAGCAGAAGAAAGTAAAAACTATATGGTGCAATTGAAAGCTATTAGTAGTTTTACTGGAGAAGATGCTAAAAAAGCAGAAGCTCGAGCTAAACAAGCGGCAGCACAAGGCGCAGTCGCAGCCAAATTGCAAGAATTGGGCCCAGAGGCGGCAGCGAAATTCAATGCAGCTATTAAATTATTACCAGAATCACAGCAAAAAGCAGCACAACAAATGCTGGCATTCGGTAATATAATTGATCCTGAATTAGCACAAACACTGGGTCCTGCTAGTAGAGAATTATTGATGGGGACCATTAACGATGTCAAAGATGCCAATATCACCGCTGAAGGAGCCCAGCAAAATTTTTACAAAACTCTTGATAATTTAAGTCCAGCATTGCAATCTGAAGGCAAGAAGATGGCTGAGATTTATGGTGCTGTGTCATTGGCTACTGGTCAATATGCCAATCAATCGGCTATTGCAGCCGATGTTTTTTCACTGGGAAACAAAAATCTCAGAAAAACTGCTGAAGAGGGTGACGGACTCTCAGCACTGGACAGAGCCAAATTGGCGGCAAAAACTCAGGATGATCTGACTAAAGGTGTAACAAAGAGTATTGAAGAACTCCAACTCATGAAAGTAGCATTACAAAAAGATTTAACTCCTGCAATTAAGAGTTTTGCAGAGGAAGTTCCTAAAATATTAGAAGGATTTAGGAAAAAAATGCGTGACCTGGGTCTGATGGAAGATAAAACTGCTACCGCTGCTGCTGCTGAAGCAGTTGCAGAATTAGCAAGGCAGGACGCCACAGTAGAGCAAACTGCTGCTGCTCGTGATGCTGCATTGGCTAATGTCAGTACAATGAATCAGCTATTTGGTAGGTTCACGGATGAGCAAAGAGCTGCCATTAATGCAGCATCAGCAGCAGAGTCGGCAAGAAGAGCAAATCCAGCATATCTTCCCTCGGCAGCCGAAATGTCGACAGCATCAGGCATAGCCATGGCTGAAGGCGGGATAGCATCGGGACCAAGATCTGGTTTCCCGGCAACACTACATGGCACAGAAGCTGTGGTCCCATTGCCCAACGGTAGAAGTATACCCATTGATATGACTGGTATGGTGGACAGTCTGAAGTCATTGTTTGTTAAAGATGGGGGAGGCACTAACGATGATTTCAAACGCCAGGTATTGGAAAATAACAACCTGATGATTATAGCCTTACGACAGATTCAGGAGATATACACCAAGTCCATGGAGACCACCAAAATGATATCATCATCATACTCAGCTGAAGCAGAAAAATCGTCAGCTCTGCTAGAGGCAATGAATGCTGTAGTGGGTGTGTTAGAGGACAGCAAGTACGAACTACAAGATCAAAGTAGTTCACTAAAGAAATTATATGACGTGACGGCATAATCCGATAAATATCAGACATAACGGATGACCACAATGAGTTGGAAAAAGTATTTTAAGACCAGTAACATAACCACCACCAATGCCAGTCCCATGGGCAATGGCCTTAATAAGGTTGATGCAGGGTATCGCAACTATGCCAGTACCTTGCCAGAAGTGTATATAGGTCACCCCAACCGTGTTGAGCGTTATAATCAATACGAACAGAAGGACATGGATTCAGAAGTCAATGCTGCACTGGACATCCTGGC